TCCGGGCGACCGTGCCATACAGCTTACAGATCCGGCTCGGATTGAATGTGGTCGTGTCAATATCCATCGTGCCGTCGTCGAAAAGCATATTCAGCGCCTGAAGAACGTTTGAAATCATCTGCTTCCGCTCTTCCGTCTTGTCAATGCTGATCTTGTACAGCAGATGGGTGCCGTTCCCGCTGTGACAAACAACAGGATCATTCCATCCGCGGTTCTTCAGGTATTCCAGAATCTGCTTCGCCTTCTCCCTGGAGCCTTGAAGCTCTTCCTTGCTGGAGCTGGTTCCGGCGGGCCTCTTCGGATCCACATCAATCAGCAGCCAATCATACCAGGTGATATCATTGTCCCCGACAGTAGGGGAAATGTACTCCACAAAATGATTATTGTGTTTCCGTGACAGACAAGCCTCATGAACCCGGTTGAGCGTCATATAAACGTTCGCGTTCGGCCGGATCCTCGCCGTCTTCAGCTCATTGATCAGCTGATCCGCATCGTTAAAGACTCCGGCAGCGTTCCACTTTCCGTCAACCAGCCTGACCTCAAAAATCCCGCCATCAGGATGAAACACGGCTATGGTCTTCCGGATCTCATCCTCATTGATTGCGTAAGACATCAAATCTCCTTTCTGATGGGCCGGCCGAAATCGTCCAGCCCATCGTCATTGTTTGAAGTGATAGCGCTGCCGTCATCATGGGATACCCATTTCATGAGCAGCGGTCTCCAGTCTTCCACCTTCGTCCTGCCGATCTTCCAGCCTGTGGCGCTGTTGTATTGCAAAAAGGCGTCAATGTCTGTCGTTATGCCAAGACCTTTGCAAAACTCCTCAACCTCCGCCCGCGATGGTGGTGTGTGCACACAATCATTCTTTTCATTCTTTTCTTCTTTATTTCTTACATTCTTATATTGTGGACTCTTGCCGGACGCCTGCCGGACTCTTGACGGACTCTTGCCGGACGCTCTGCCGGACGGAACATCCTGATACTTGCTGTACTCAGGTATTGAAATTACTTGATATTTGGGCCTTATTCTGACGGACACTTCGCCGGTCGATTTTAGGTGTTCAAGAGCTGTTCTGACCTCTCGCTCTGTCAGCCCTGTGTCGGCGCTTATCCTTCGCCGGCTGGTAGCAACTTCACCGCGGTGGATGGTTTCTTTTTCAAAATCATGATCCTCAACATTGGCTTTCATGATCAACCAGATCCAGACCGCCAGCGTCTTTGGATGTTGAAACCATCGCCACTTCAGCAAATTTCTGTCGAGCTTTACAAAGGTACCTTTCTCAGCCACCGCCATCAGCTCCGTTTACCTGTGGATTTCTCACTCCATCCAGATAATCATAAACCGCCATCAACAGCTTGAAGGCCAGAGGATGATTTCCGTGGTTTGCCGCCATCTGGCCCATGGTGTAAGCGCAGCGCGTCCAGTCTTCCTCGGAATTGCCCATTCCTTCAAAAGTTGCGTGGAACTTATAAACATCCGTCCAGATGTCCCGGATCTCAGGGGATAGAGAACTTGGTTTCTCGCTCATTTTTTCGCCCCTTCCAAATATTCAATGATCTGCTTCCCGGTGCTTCGCCCGTCGCAGAAACGAAACTTAACGCCATATTCCTGCTGCATGGTGATCATGGCCTTCCGGAGGATCGCCGGATCAAACCGCGCCACAGGTCTGCCGTTCCATCCAATGGGAGGCCGCCAACGATCAAGGCGGCCCCCCGGCAATAATTCCTCAACCAGGATGATCAACTGGATCCCGCACTCCTGCGCCCGGAGGCACTCAGCGCGGAACCGCTCATGATCCTGAAAAACATTCCCGGCAAGCTCCAGAACGCCCATCTTGGTGTCGACGCTGATATCACCCTTCCCGGCGATCTGATAATCGCCAACGTTCAGCGCCTGGCGAATGATCTTGATGCCGGCCTGCTGGCAGTACAGATGAACGTTCCTATGTTTGCCAATTTTGTTTCGTGAATCTTCATAAAGTACCACTTTTTAGAACCTCCACAAAACGTGCCCTGGCTTCGTATGCTTCAACGGCGGAGCTAAAATGCCCAATATAGTAATCTTTCCTCTTCCATGTTACTGTTGCATCGAAATAGCCTGGGAGTCTCTCTCTGACGCCGACATAGCCTGTTTTTGATAGTAAATGCCGCTTGTTTAGGCTTTGTTCATGCTGAGTAGACCACTTGCAGTTTTCGGGACAATAACCTTTATTGTTATCAATACGGTCTATTGTCAGATCATTCGCATAGCCGTGGCTAAAAGCCCATTCTGCAAATGGTTCGAACTGCATCCATTCCGAACAGATTGTGATGCCAGCCCCGCCATAATGGCTGTACCATTTATGGCGGGGATTTGTACATCTTTGCTTCATATCCGCCCAACACTTATAGATGCGAGTCCCGGAAAGGCCATGCTTAGGTTTTCCAGCCATCAGAAGGGTACTTCCTCATCCACGACCATCATCCCGGCGGGCACGGCGGGTTCTGCCGCGGTACTGCTCACGCGGGGCTTCATGTCGGCCATGACCTTGCATTTCCCGGCGTCCATGAACTGGGTGCTTTCAAGCCGTCCGATGGTAGTGTAGGGGATCCCGTTGAATGATCCCTGCCGGACGTTAATGCCGACAGTCTTCCCGACAAGCCCCTGCTCGTTCCAGTCCCAATGATATCCGGGGTTGCTGTCTTCGATCGCCCAGATGTTCCCGTTAAAGCTCCGCAGATCCCAGTCAAAATGCTGACTCTTCGGGTTCGCCTGGTTCGGGATCCGCAGGGAGAAGTCGCCCTTGTAGCGGACGTCATACCGGCCGGAGCTGTTCTGGCTGTCGTTCTGATAGCGTTTGGTGTAATACCCGGCATATTCGCCCTCGATGATCTCCAACCGGATGACCAGGCGCTGATCAGGCTCAGCTCCGTCAATCTTCACGGCCTTGATCCCGGCCTTGTAAAGGCCCTTCGGGAGCATGGGATAAGCGGTCGTGGACGCCTCAGACTTAAATCCTTCGATAGGTTTCATATTATTCTTCCTCCGTTTCTTTCGTTTCGGCCGTGCCGAAGTAATATTCTCTGATCGTCCTGTCCACCAGGGCGAGATCATTTGGAATCCGTTCCGGAAACATATCCTCCGGAGTTTTGACGGTATCGTTTCCGTTGGTCTGAGTGCGGAAGAAGTGCCCCTCCGGCGTGACTTCTGTCCGCAGCACGATATCAAACAGCCCCTCCACGGTAAGCTTTTCGTCCAGCATCCGGCCGATGGTCTTGGCCTTCACTCGGCCGTTAACATCGGCCTCTGTGTGATGCAGGAAATAAACAATCACATCATCCGGCGTCTTCCTGGCCACAAAATGGATCAGGTTCCGGAAGTTCAGGGCGAGGTCGGTAAACTTCTGGTAACCGACCTCATTGGCCCGGTCGAAAAACTCGTTAACCAGCAGATATTGGCTGTCATCAATCACATAGGTCTTCAGGTTGGGAGCTGCAAGCGTTTTCAGAATGACGGAATAACTGGCGTTCTTAGCCACCTTGAACGGCTTCCGGAAGGGGAGCCGGGGCTTTTCCACCAGGAAGATCCCCACCTCATCAGGATTGAGGTTTTTAATACTGTAGGTCTTCCCGCTGCCGCTTTCCCCCAGGATCATGACAGGGATTCCCATTACTTAATCACCACACTCTCCGTAGCTTCCAGATAGGCTCCGGGGATCTCAGCGCCCTCTTTGATCGCGGCCTTGACGGCGTCCTTCCGGATCTCCGGCAGCTGGTAGCGAAGCAGCTCCTCCGGCTCCGTGTAATGCGATTCGATATAATTCACCACAGACTGCTCATCGGTAACGTTCAGCCGGGTGTTATGGGTATAGCTGACGCGGACTCTTGCGCTCTTGAAGATTTCGCCCTCCAACGCTTCACCCAACCAGGCTTTCAACCGCTCGGCCTTATTCTCCGCGGCTTTCTTCCGGGCCGTCAGGGCCTTGATCTCGTTTCCGATGGCCTCCGCCTCGGCTTTCAGATCCTTCACCCAGAGCGCCACACCTTCCAGCTTCTTATCCCGCTCCATCTGCAGCGCGGTCAGCGCTTCGGGGTTGATAATCTCGCCGGTCTCCGGATCCACACAAGCCAGAATCGCATCATCAATCTCATACAGTGTCATTATTTGTCTCCTCTCTGCCACTTAGGGCACCAGCTGGGGCAGATCCGCGTGTTCAGCCGATCCAGCAGTTCACGCTTGGCCCAGTTCAATTTCAGTCCATACTGCACGGCGATCAGCTTCCCGCCTTTGGACAGGGCCGTGCAGTAAGCCTCCCATCCTCCGGCGTCTCTCTGCATCCTCAGACGGCAAAACTCGCAGCCGTCACAGGTCGGTCTTTCGTTCAAAATCACGATGTCCGCCTCCTATAACCTACATGATCCTCATGCCGTTCCTGGAGCGCCGGCTGCGTGATCCGAATATCATAGGCGATCTTCTTCCCGTCGCTCATCTCCACCCAGACCGTGTCAGGGTATTTCCCGCCGGAAGTCCAGCGTCCGGCCACATTCGGCAGCGGAAGGCATTTATCAATCATTCGCTCCGCCTCCGATCTGCTGGTATCCGGCACCCGTCCACTCAATGCACTGATTGGTAAACGGAACGGAGTTCCGGAGGGCTTCCTGCTGTTCTTCGCGCTCCCGCTGCCAGATCAGCGCCCCCAGGGCGATGTCTCCCAGCACCAGGACAATGGCCAGGGCTGTTAAAAGTCGGTCTTTTATGCTATACTGTTTCACGGTATCATTCCTTTCTCGCCCTGGAGTAGTTGCAGCTACTCCGGGCCTTTCTTTTCCTTCGTCTGACTTTGGCTTCCCGCTCTTCCGCTGCGAACTGCTCGTTTGTCTTGTAAAACGGACAATCCCGCTCGCCAAAGTTGGTGCTTCTTAAAAGCTTGCAGCTGTCGCGCCACCGTGCGAAGCAGTCTGGATAATCCCCCAGGCATGATGGCAAGGTTTCTCTCATTTGCTATCACGCCTGCTTTTCTCAAGCATGATCTGCTCATCGATATCAGCTACCATGTCGAGTACGGCGCTAATGCCTGCGATTTTCATTTCCGCGGTCTTGTCACTATCATTGACAATACTGTGGACAGTGTTAAGTGCAGTCTCTTGGATGTTTGCCTTGGTGGCATCCAGATCAAGATAATTCCAATTTGCCATTGCGTTCACTCCTCTCTAAATATGTCCCGCAGCGGATACCCGCCGCTGATGAACCGAATCAGGCTCATGACGCTGATCTTCAGCACCGTTCCGGCCCAGAAGAATTGAAGGTCGCCCAGGGTGCCCTTTTTGTTTGCGGCGTTCGTCAGGGATGCCGACTGACAGCCCAGGATCTCCGCCGCCTCCGATGCGCTCACCCAGATCCGGCCAAGATCCCTCTTGACGATCAGATCCCTGAGCGCCATGTCGTTGGTCATGGTTCCACTCCTCTCCAAATGCTCGCTTAAAGCGAGCGCTTGCCGAAAAAAATATAGTCGGCAGGGTACTGGTAAAGGTCACAAATAGCCATTACCTTGTCATAGCCGGGAACGGTCTTCCCGTTTTCCCAACTGCGAAGAGTCTCTGGAGTTATGCCGAGTTTTGCCGCGGCTGCCTCCTGCAAAAGCCCAGCATTAACACGGGCTGCCGCTAATGAGATCTTCGGCGGGAAAGTCACATCCTGCATTACGCTTCCTCCTTTCTCCGTGCCGTCTGGCATCGGCTACGAGGTCTCCGGCGGAGGCCCCGTCTGTCGGTGTCAGGCGTACTCTTCCTGCGCTCCGTTGCATTTCCAGTGCCGGAAGTCCGCCACGACGGTGCTGATGTTTGGCATCATTGCGCCCTTGGGATAAACTCGGCGGGCCATCTCTCCAGCCAGCTCCCAACGGAACGCTTCGTCTTTCTGAAAAACGGCCCGCTCATACCACCAAAGCAGATATCCATTGTTAAGGAACTTCACCGGCGTTTCCGGGTGTTTCATTCTGTCTCCTCTTTCTGCCGGGGATATACCGCCCCGGCTCGGCGTTGTCGATTCAGCGATTCAGGATCTCGAGGGCCAGGATTCTGGCGGCTTCTTGAAATTCTTTTAAAGTGATTTTGCCGGTTTCAAGCGCCAGGTGATTCGCGGTGTTCAGCTCTTCAATGCTGGTTCCTTTCTTAACCATTTCCTTGTAGGCTTTTGCGTAGTTGCTCATGATTTCGTCCTCCTCTTGTCAGGCGCTCCTTAACACTGTCCATTATACTCGCTTTAAGCGAGATGTCAAGCATAAAGCGAAAAAATTTTTGCTTTCTGCTTGTTTTTCTCGCTTTTGACGGATATAATAAGAACAGAGGGGGTGTTACAATGTCTGACACGGCGCGCGAAATCTTTGTAAGAAATCTTAAGTTTTTTATGGAAAGCAGAGACGTCTCCCAGGCGGATATTTGCCGGGAACTCGGTGTTTCTTCCGCGACGGTTTCCGATTGGTGCTCCGGCAAGAAGTATCCGCGCATCGATGCAATGCAACGTCTTGCCGAACTTCTTGGCATTCGGTATTCCACACTGACAACAGAGTCAGGGCTGCGGGATTATGAGGATCAGCTCCGGCTGGAAGCTCTCCATCAGAACCCTCGTCTTGGCCTTCTGTTCGATCATTCCAGCAAAATGAAGCCAGAAGACGTGGATTTTATGATCCAGATGGCTGAAAGAATCGTAAAGGAGCGCGATGCGAATGAATGAAGAGCGCCCTGCGGTGATGGTAGATCTCCCTACCAGCATCCGCGGGTTCTGTTTCCATGATGATGACGGGGAAGAGTATATTGTTTTGAACTCACGCCTTACATATGAGGCGAATCTGAAAACCTACAATCACGAACGAAACCACATCCTCCGCGGAGACCTGGACGATACCAATTATTTTGAATATATGGAGGAAGCAGAATGAAAAAACTAATCACCATGTTCATGATCCTGGCGCTGATTCTCCCCAACGCTGCCATGGCCCTGACCACAGAAACCCAGATCCTCGGCACCTGGACAGGCTGCCGTGAGACAGGTGAAAAAATTGATTACTTTACGTTCCGCTTCTACAATGACGGTTCTGTAATTAAAGAAGCCTATACCTGTAAAAGTAAGGACGATTATGAACCGTACATCTACATCAGCCCTGGCACATGGGACCGGATTGGCGGAGCTGTAAACGTCCATACGGAAAGCCCGGTAGGCGGTGATTTTATCACCCAGCTTTTTCTGACAGAGGACAAAAACCTTGCCCTGCACCTGTCAACTTGCTATATTATCCTGACAAAGCTCCCGGAACCTGTCAAGAATCGCGATATCAAACTCACAGACAGCTGGGAATGAGGTGATCCGCATGATTTGCCCCCGCTGCCATAAAGATATCCCGGACGACGCGCTGATCTGCTGTTACTGCGGCCGACATATCGTCATCCAGCGCTCCGCCACTAAGAAGCGCGGGAACGGCACCGGCACGGCCTATAAGCGTGGATCCACTTGGACGGTCCGCATATCATCCACCTCCGGCACGGACGAAAACGGGAAGCTGATCCGCAGCAGACCCACAAAAGGCGGATTCAAGACAAAAGGGGAGGCCCTGGCCTACGCTGAGACGCTCAAAAACGGCCCTCTGAGCGCTTCCAACATCAGCATGGAGAAAGTCTTTACCGAATGGTCAGAGGGCTATCAGGGAAGAATCGGCGCGTCCACAATGGCAGGATATAAGGCCGCGTTTAAGCACTTCCGTGAAATTGCCTACAGACCGATCAGCACGATCCGCCCCGCGGAGCTTCAGGCCCAGATTAACGACTGCCCAGCCGGGAAGCGAACCAAGCAGCTGATGAAGGTGGTGGCCGGCCTGATCTGGAAATTCGCCCTGGATAATGACATGGTCACAAAAAACATCACCGCGAACCTTTACACCGGAAACGACGTCACCTCCACCCATGAGCCTTTCACGGATCTTGAGCTTGCCAGGATCCGGCAGGCGGTCGGCGTAGAGCCGTATGCTGATTATGTGATGGCCCTCTGTTTTACCGGCTTTCGCCCTGGGGAGCTGCTGGAGCTGAAGAAGAAAGCTTACAATAAGCAGGGCAAGTACCTGATCGGCGGCGGAAAGACGGAAGCCGGGACTGACCGGATCGTGACTATCCCTCCGGCGATCGCCGAAATCATCACCCAGCGGGCGGAGGCAGACGGGGATCTACTTTTCCCGAATCTAAAAACCGGAAAGCAGATGACTCACGAATATTTCCGAAAATACTGCTTTGACCCGCTCATGAAAACGCTGGGCATCATCGGCAAGGTCCCATACAGCTGCCGGCACACTTACAGCAACCTGATCAAGAGGGCGCCCGGCGACACTGGCGACAAGGCCCGGCTGATGGGCCACACAGATTACACCTTCACCCAGGAGCGCTACCAGTCCTCCACAGTCCAGGATCTCCGGAAGATCACAAACCGCCTGAAATGATGTAGCCCACCGTGTAGCCCACCGGGAGAACAAATCACCAAAAATGACGAATAACCCAAAACGCAAAAAAGACCCCGAAGCCTTGAAACTTCGGGGTTTTCTTGGTGAGCCCGGCGGGATTCGAACCCACGACCTTTTGATTCGTAGTCGTGAGGCGAAGCCTTATTTTATAAGGGCTACAGCGTTTCATGTAGCCCACCTGTAGCCCACTGAATTTTACTCTTGGTCTGGTTCCTGGTCGGGCGGTTGCTTCTTCTCAACCTCCGGCAGACCGCCCAGGCTCGTCAGGATACTCAGCACAAACGCCACGCCGGAGACGGACAGCGCCCGGAGCCAATCAATTTCGCTGAAGGCCGCGCCCACCGTGATCATCGCCGCGAAGGTCTGAGCAAAAGTCTTAACCGCCCGGATCAGCGCCGCCAACGTCCATTCTTTCCAATCCCAATTCATGGTCAATCCTCCTATCTCAAATTGGTAGCTGCAGAACTTTGTCTTTCAAAGCTGTTATCGTGTCATTTCCACGCAATGCATGGTAGGCATTGTAAACCTTCTCGAACTCATGCTTCTGATCGATTGAGCACCGGCCCTCGGAAAGATACTTTTCGCCCTCTTCCCGCAGTTTAAACATGAGTAAATATTGCATCCCGTCGGCTATGGCCTTCTCGGTGTCCTTATTGGTCTGCACCTTGGAGGCCAGCTTTTTATATCCGGCAATTAAGCCCGCAGCGACAATCCCGAAAAGGAACTCGACCCAGTATTTAACAATGAAATCCCACATGGCAATCATCCTTTCAACCATCTGTCAATCAGGTTTCGCATTTCCTCCAGCTCCCGGCGTGAGACCGTGACCAGGTCTGTAGATCCGTCTTCCACAGGCTCCAAGAATCTTTTCATCACCCAGCCAACGTTTCCAGCGTAGCTGGTCAAAGCCCAGTCATCCTGCTCTTCCGTGATCTTTAGGACGGTCCCATCAGGAATCTGACAGAGCCTGTCCCCATACTTGGATGGTTCGTCTCGCAGATTCAGAGCTCCGCCTACAACCTTCGCATCATATTCTACCATTCTCTCACCGCCCTTAAAGATTGGATTATACAGACAGATCATATTCCAGCCACCGGAAATACTTTTCCCCTTAAAGCTGGAGGTACATACATTCCCTCGTGACTGACTGGAATGCAGAGCGCCATCGCCGTAATTGTATTTGGGGTCAGCTCCTGATGCTTGGCACATCTCTTTCCCGGTCATCCCGGTGTAAATGCCGATGTGGGAAGCGTTGCCATGTCCGTCACCTCTGTATTTGGCGGGCTCCCTACCGTCGTGCGATACGATAAAGAGAAAAGCCCCCTGAGGTATTTTACCATACTGCCTTTTACATTCTTCCGGAGTGTCCGTCCACCCGTTTTTTATGCATTCCCGATACCATGCATTGCTCCCTGGGAGATTCTTCTTTATCCCAATGTCAGAAAGAGCTTTTTCGACAAAAGCCTGACAATCAAGGGTTGAATATGGTGTGCCGATGTATTTACATCCTGCTAACGCCAAATCTTTGCCTTTCGACACCGGCATCACCTCTTATTTAAGGTCATCCACGCTATGACAGTACATGCAGTCTTTCTTCCCGGCGGACAGGAATTCATAAGGGCAGTTGTGACAGATGTCAATTTCCGGTGGTTCCTCGTCATCGGCTAGGATGATCGCCCCGGCGAAAAAGCAGATACAAATCCCTACCAGGATGCCGATTATAAACTGAATCATTTCTTAATCCTCATGGTAGACTCTAAAGGTAATATCGTAAGCCTGATCAGATGTTGTGCTTAACGTGATAGCGATAACACCCGTTGAAGACTCATAGTTCCACTGGACTATACCGACCAAAGCGCCATTATCCCAGTTTAAGCTCGGCCATGCCCTGGTGATTTCCACCCCGATAACATCCGAATCGAAAGTTCGAGACAGCTGTATTGATGTCGTCCCGTTAGAAAGAACGGTCAGCCCTGACTGGACGACGTCTGTATATCCGACAGAAGTGATTTTTTTGATAGTTCCACTTGCCATGATTATCTCCTTTCTGCACCCGGGTAATCTGTATTAAAGTGTTATTTAAGAATAGAATTCTAACAACAGCTTGCTACCTATAAACTTGTCAGATGTATAACCTGATACATAAGCATCAATAGTAATAAAAGCGTTGATATCGTTGACTGTATATACCTCCAATGGCATATCCGCATCCACGCAGGATTCTACAGTCTCTGTTGTCAAATTATTATAGTTTGCGTCAATGAATACTTTATTTTCAGATGTTTTAAGCGCAACAGCCTCGTCTATTTTTGTTGATGTGACAGTATCACAAATATATCCAAGCCTTGCATTTAGGTGCTTTACTTTTACACGCTCAAGAAACGTAGTGTAAAAAGATATCCATGTAATATCTTCAAGCATACCATATCTTTTTGCGATAGTGACAAGTCCGTTTATCTGTTCTTGCGAGCCACCTTTCAGTTCCACATAAGGGTGCAAGCCGAGCCGTTTGCACAACACCACGAATTCCGTAAAAGTTGGAATCTTTGTTCCCGCATACTGTTCCCCTTTATATATGCCAAAGTCATAAGCTAACGCTTGTTCATACGTAATGTCGGAAATGCTTACCGTTTCAGAAATTTCGCTTCCATCAGAATTTCTCGCTGTCCTATTTATTACTGAATCATGAAGAAGGACGGGCACATTATCTGATGTCCACTGAATATCTGTTTCAACATATGTGAACCCCATTTCGCGCGAAAGTTTATACGCTGGCAATGTATTTTCAGGAGCATTTATAAAACCACGATGATTAACAGATTTTATGCTGGATGAATAATTTGCATTTATGCTGTTTAATGATAACGCAATTCCATATTTAATAACATCTAATTTGCAAACACCATTCGATATAATAGACTGTGGTGCAATGTACAACCCTAATTTTACGATATGTTTCTTAGCTACAAAGATTTGATTTAGTACGTTTCCGGAATAAATACGCTCATTTGTAGCATCATTATACCCTACATATATTTGCCCTCCTGTAACCGCTGTTGATGTAACAAGCACATTAAAAGTTTCGCCGCTTTCTATATCAACAGTAACCGGGTCAGCAGCCCACGAATGCGAAACTCCCGATTGAACAGAAAAAGTACCTGCATATTCTCCAATGCTATTTTTTATGCTATTTGTATCTAAAATATTCTCATTAAGTTTATCGCTTATCGGATTGTAGACAGATAAATAATAATCATTAAATCCCCTAAAAGTAAAACTAATGAACTTAGCATTGTTATTGGAAATTGTAATAATTTCGTTATCGCTTTTTGCGGTGCCTGACTTAATGACCGTTCTCGATATAAACTCTTGATTAAAGTTGTATAGCACATAGGCAAACCACATCGAACGATCTTCGGAATAATTTAACGAAACTCCAATTTTGCCGTCAGCAGGTATTTCAATCAAACTTGTATACTTTTCGGCATGGCTGGTGGAAGGATTCACGATTTGGCCCTGATTATCTATAAATCCGTCATGAATAGTCCAATAAAAATAATAATCGGCCTCAGTTAAGGCGCTCTTTAATCCAGATACATCGTCGCTCAGCTGGGAGTAATCCGCCGGGATAGACTCGGCCACATCCTCCGCAGCCTGGGCGCTGGCGGCAGCTGCCTGGGCGCTCTGTCCCGCCGCGGCAGCGCTTCCGGCGGCCGCGTCTCTGGCAGCCTCAGCGGCGGTCTTCGCCGTCCCCGCATCGGTGGCGCTCTGCCCGGCGGCCGTGGCGCTCTGGCCCGCTCTTTCCGCGGATCCTTCCGCAGCCGTAGCGCTTCCCGCAGCGGCACTCTGGGCAGTCTCTGCCCCGGTCTTAGCGGTGGCGGCGGCCTGGGCACTTTCCGCGGCAGCGGTGGCGCTCTGGACGGCTCCGGCCCCGATAGCCTCGGCCCGATCCCGGGCGGCCTCCGCTGCCGTCTTCGCGCTCTCGGCCTGCTCCGCGGCGTCCTCGGCATCCTGGGCGGCCTGCTCGGCGCCGGCGCACTGCTCCGCATAATACTTGGCGTTATTATGCCAGGTCGGATCTGTCTCGGCCACGTCAACACCGCCCCGCTGGCCCACAGCCCACGCCTCGGCGGCCTGCGCGCTGATGCTGTCGCTCATCTCAACGCTCAGCACGATCTCCTCGGTGCTGTTCATGCTGTTCTCGCTCATCTCTCAGCGTCCTCCTGTAATCATTCTCAAATCTGCCGCTCAGCGGGCCGGATGCTCATCCGGGTGGGCCGGATCAGCGTCCGCACGAAACTGCCGTCCACGATCTTCCCGCCCTGGTTGTAGACGGGATCCACCACCACCGTCACGTCGTAGTAGCAGGTAGCCGGCCCCGGGATCTGGTCGGTGTCGCTGTTCACGATGCACACCGTGAACCGCCCGTTTTCGTCCAGCGTGTAATACTCTTCCTTAATCTTCTTTCCCCGGTTCCGGGCGCAGAACACAATCTTATAGTCCAGATCGGAGAAGTCGTACCCGCTGATCCGGAAGGGGATCTCCCCGGTGTCGCCGGAGCTCATGACGATCTCCCCGGTGCTAACATTAACATTAAACACGGTCAGCCCCCCTTATTCGACCGCCGCCGGCACGATCAGCAGCAGCGTCATCTCCGGGATCCCGGCCTGGCACTCCACGGTAAGCCTGCCCGCCTCCGTGAGCCAGGTGATGTCCGCGCTGGTAGGCATGGCCGCGTTGACTACCACGTGATTCGCCGTGATCCGGCTGTCCATGTACATATCCCGGTTGGCGGTTGGGCGAGCGGTGAAATGCACGCCGATCGGCACGGCCGCGTCAATCGCGTCCATCTTGGCTTTAATAGTCACGTCCGTGCTGTAGGGGAGATTGGACGCATCTTTCTCCGCCAGCGCGGCGGCCACCTCGTTAATGGCGGTGGTGACGCTCTTGGCGCCCTCGGTGCCGTACACCGGGATCTGATCGCCGCGGAACCCGTTTTCCAAATATTCCTGTATATCTCCGACCGTCTCCTGGATCCCGTCCACCACATCCTTAATGGTGTCCGTGTTCCCGGCCCCGCCCTGGTAGAGAATATCCGCGCCCGTCTTGCCGTCGATGCTGTCCAGGGCCTGCCGGATGGTCTGAGCGTTGTCGCCCCCGTCCGCCGGAATCTGGGTGCCGTCGATCAGGATCACGCCCTGGTTATCGCTCTGCACGCCGTCCACCATGATCCGCACGTGCTGCATGACGCTCCCGGTGTCCACCTTGCCCGCCAGCGCGTCACCGACCGTCTTGGCCGTAGGGGCGGCGTTGGTGGCCGTCAAATTGGTCACCAGCGGCACGGTAATCACGGTCGCGTCATCAAACACTACATGGACGCTTTCGTTCAGCTCGCTCATGGTTTAAACACCTCCATAGATGGTCTTCAGCTGCAGTGTGCTCTGTAGCGCCGTCCGCACAGGTACGCCCTCGATGATATGCGACGCGATGGCCAGGGAGTCCGCCACGTCGTCCGTGACCGGCGTCCCGTCCCATACGGCGCCGCCCACAAAGCGGAGCTGTGTGGAATACACGCTCACGGGCCAGCTGTCCGTATCGTCGTTGTGGATCTCAATCAGCGCCTGTCCGGCCGCCAGCTCCACGCTCGTCCGCCCGCTGTCCAGCCGGTAGTACCTTTCCAGCACCACGGTCCCGTCCGCCGCGGCGACGGTAAAGATCATGCGGTCGTCCGCCGTCCAGGCATCCCCGGAGAGCTTTTCAGCCGTCACCAGAAAGCTCCCCGTGTCGCCCTTGTGCATCTCGATCCGCATGGTCTCAAGATCAATCTGAAACATCCGCGTCCGCCCCCTTTTCGGCCGGCTCCGTCATCGCCTGATAGACGTACCGGAGCATCCCGTACACCTCGCTTATGACCTCCGCGTTATCCGGCGTCACGGGCATCACCAGCCGCTGCAGCCGTTCATACACCTCGCCGATCTGCTCCGCCAGCTCCTTCAGCTTTTTCTCGTCCATCTCTGCCATCTTGCCCTCCAATTATGTAAAAATATGTGGATACGAGCCGTTCTTGAAAGGCGGGTAACCGGAAGACCACGTCTTTGTGAGCGTTACTGTCCAGTCACCTGTGTGCCCGGATACGGAGCAGGCGAACGCACCTCTGTCTGTGTGGCTCTCCGGCGTCACGCTTCCCTGGCCGTCGTCGTAGATCCCGGTCACGTCCACGCCCTTTCGCAGCACGGATTCACCCTTCGCGTCCTGAATGTCAACCAGCAGGTACAGTTTGCTTCCATCCCAGTAGCTGTACATGGACGAAATCTTGGATACCGCCGGCGAAAGGTGGGTGGCAACGGGGTCGTCGCTTCCTGCCTGTATAGCCCGGACTCTGTAGGCTTTCCCATCATACATGCTGCCACTCCACGCGCCATTAAGTGAAGTGGCCTTGCTAAAATTTATCGTCTTATAGTCTTTTGTCTTTAGGATCAGCGTCTTTCCGTCCGCCGAGGTTGCCGCGCTGATCACCATCTTCTCCACGTCTGAGGCTTTCAGCGTAACGCCCTGCCCGCCGCTCATCAGGCCGAGCAACGGCGTATTGATCCCCGAGGAGCTGATCACCGGCCCGCGCCCGGCGGCGCCCAGCCAGATCGGTCTCTTCGCCACAATCGCGCTGCCGTTCACGGAAAAGATGCTGTTCAGGCTGACGTTCCCCTCAAGCCGGACCTTGCTGGCGCTGATCAGGATATCGCTCCCGCTCTCGTTAATGCTGGACACGATCTGCGCCGGCCGGATCTTGGCGTTCTTCCCGGTGCCTTCTACCACCAGCCCGATCCTGTCCGCCTGGACGTCAATCTGGGCCTTGAACTCCCGCTTGACGTCCCCAACCTCGGCGGCCCAGTGCCCCGCCACGTCCGTGATATGGGTATACAGCCCGTTGACCTCTTCCTGTACCTTCTTCTTGATGCCCCCGGTGGTGCGTGAGGTGGCGATCCGGCTGGAAGACGCGCTCTTGTCCCGCTCTTTGGAGATGGTGGCCACGTCCTCCCGGTTATTCGCCAGGGTCACAGTGACGCTCTCCGGGTCCTTGATCTTGTCCCGCCACTGCAGTCTCGTGATCTTCTCGGTGATCACCGTCCCCAGCTCCGGCATGGGAACCCGGCATATCCGGCCCACGGTCAGCCGGTCCAGCGCCTCTCCGGTCTCCCTGCTCAGGTCCAGTCCGCTCACGGTGATGCTCACATTCGGCTCGCAGTGCCGCCGCAGCCGGTCCTCAGCCCAGATCCTCAGCTGGCTCTCGCTCTCGCATGCCTGATTGGTTTCCACCTTGCAGATCACGCCGTAAAGCCCGGCATTCTGCTCAAGGTACCCTTGCCCGCTGAGCCGGAGGTCGTCGTTTCCGACGGGATAGATCCGGGTATACATCCGGCTCTTGTCCACGCTCTTGGTGATGGTGCTCAGGTTTCGCCCGGCCCGCAGCTCGCTGTCGGTCCCCGTGTCCGCCTTGCGGATATGCAGCCGGAATGGGAGGGCGCTCAGGTCGTATTCCCACCGGCTGTCCGCCAGCGTCCCGCAGATGGTCTCCAGGGCGTCCAGCAGGCTGTCCCCGTTAAACGAGTACGGGGCGCTCTGGCTGTACTCAAAATCCCCCAGCGTCCAGATCTGCTGCAGCCCCAGCACGTACTGCACGGCCCTTGCGGCGCTTACCTCGCTCCCGCCGCCCATGGCTGCCGCGTCAACCTCCCGCGGAATCACGGTATCGCCCAGCGTCTGGATAATATGCTCCAGCCCGATCGTTCTGGTTTCGGCCTTATAATCCGTGTTAATGCTCTTAACCCGCCAGATGATGCCCTTTCCCGGCTCCGTGTCGTCCTGCAGCCAGGTACCGATCTCAACCGCCGGCGCGTCCGGCCCCACGGTCAGGGTGGCCTGGCTGTCCTTCTCGCCGATCTGCAGCTGGAAGCTTTCCGGCGTAAACCAGGTGGAAGGCGTCAGCGTCTGACCCGTCAGAATAATCATCTCAGCCCGCCCTCCTTACAGAAACCGCCCGTACACGCTGACGGTCATCGTGCAGGCACGTTGGGCGCTAAAGTTGACCGCCCGGTCCCCCGGCATGACGTACAGGTCGTCCGCGCTCTCCGGTGTCCGCCGGTTCATGACGCTCCGGCGCACGCCGCCGGTATGCCAGATCCAGATCTGCAGCCGGCCCTCCGCGGTATGGTCAATCACCAGCGCCTCCCCGCCGGCCAGCCCCAGCCCCGTGAACTGCATCGTATACTGCCCGACCGTCACCCGGCATGAGTTGATCAGGTCGCCGCTCTGGTTCTCCAGCCAGATGTTCGCCACGGTCCGGGCGCTCCCGTTCACGGTCATCATTCCGCTGGCGCTGCCGCTGACGGCGCTGGTGTAGGTGGTGGGGGAGCTCTCCTGCCAGTAGGGTACGCCGTAGGCCCGGAACAGGATCCGGAAATTTTCGGCCCAGTCGTGCAGGTCGCCCTCTTCCGCCGGCGCTTCCAAATACACGTGCGCCTGCCGCGCCTCTTTGTAATTCACCGTCAGCCACGCCCCGCCGTTCTCTCTCAGGGCCTGGCTGGCCCAGGCGTTCACCGCCTCCAGCAGCTCGGCCCGGGCCTGCATGTCGTTGTTCCGGATCAGCAGCCCGAAGCTGACCTCGATGTCCATCGTGTCCCGCTGGGAGCCGGTCACCCGCTGCCCGTCCCGGCCGTACAGGGAAACCGCGTCCACGCTGGTCTTCCCGCCGGCGGACCGTACGCCCTGGACGATGATCCGGCTGTCCACCTCGTCCAGCTGCACCCCCGCCAGGGCCACTCTGTGCCTCAGCTGCATGCTTACGCTCCTCTCCTTACATTTCCATCGCGATCATCTGGCTCACGTAGGGCGCCACGATCCGCGCAACGGCGTACCCGTCCATGTTGATCGTCAGCCCGCTCACGCCGTTGGCCGCGCCCCGGGCCACAGCCTGCTCCATCTCTCCCGGCAGATCCCGGAAGCCCTGGATGTCGCTGCTGGTCAGTGCCTCCGGCCCGGTGAACCACCAGTCCGGAAGATCCTCGGTGCTGACCCAGTCATTTGTATCTCCCTGCAGCTGCTCCATCAGCGCGTTCAGGTTCGCCAGCTCCTCGTCCTGTCCGGCGAAGGCGGCGTCCAGCTTGTCAAACGCGTCCTCAAGGGCGAATTCGCTCCCGGGTTCGCCGTTCCGCCAGTTCCGCAGCGCGTCCCAGTATTGCTCCGCGGCGGCTCGCTGCGCCTCGGTGATTTCGGGCATGGATACGGGTTCCGGCTCGGGTTCCGGTTCAGGCGCCGGCGCGGGCTGGTTTCCGCCGAAAAGACTGTTGAACATGAACTTCATGGCCGCCTGGTTCTGCTCCTTCGGCGTGTTGGCCACCTTGTCCTCAACGTCCCCGAAGGTTTCGATCCCCTGGGATTTGTTGAACTCGTCAAGAACCTTTTCGGCTTCCGTATTAAACCCAAGGGCCTCCATGGCCTTTTCGAGGCCGGCTTTCTCGGCGATCTGGCCCATGGCATCAGAAGAAAGTTCCCGCGCCGCGGCGTTTACTGCCACCGTCGCACCGGCGGCTACGCCCACATAGGGCAGGATGCTTCCGCCGCCCGGCGTAGCGTGGGTGGTGGGCGATGTGGCCACCGGCCCCGTTGGCGTCACCGGCGCCTTCGGCAGCATGCTCCACTTAATTCCCTTAATCAGCTGCAGGGCGCTCAGCACGTCCTTGGCGACGGTCAGCCCGCCGATCACCGCGCCGACCCCGATGATCCCGTCACGAACGGTCTCCCAGTTCTTGCTGATCCAGTCCAGCGCCCCAGTGAATCCCTCGATGGCCTTCTGGGCGTCCCCGACAATCTTATTAAAGTCCACCTCGCCCGTCAGGTTGTCGATAATGCTCGATATAGCATCACCCAGACTCTTCAGGGCTGCCTGTCCTTCCTCTGTTTTGCCCCATGCGATGAACTTGTCCACGATATCGGTCAGAGCCTTGGCCACGGTCTCAAATGCCGGCGCCAGCTGCTCCGCCACCTGGAGCTTCAGGCTTTCAAAGCTGGCCTCCAGCTGCTGCCGGGCGTCGTCAAACTGGCTCAGACGGCTCACCTGTTCGTCGCTCAGGATATACCCGGCGTCCTGGGCCTCTTTGATATAGCCCTCCCAGCCCTCACGCCCCGCCTTGATCAGGGGCATCAGCTCCTGGTAGCTCTTTCCGAAGAATTCCTTCGCGGTGTTCTCCCGGGCCACGTCGTCCATCTCTTCCATGGCCTCGATGACTTCCCAGAATACCGTCCCGGCGTCCACGCCGGCGTCCGCCTTGATGCCGATCTCGTTCAGCGCCTTATTGACGCTCTTGCTCCGGTTGGTCAGCTTCGCGTATGCCTTGGTAATGGTATCTACCTCGACGTCCACGAAGCGGCTGGCATACCGCCATCCCTGCAGCGTCTGCTTGTCAATGCCCGTCTGATCGCTCAGGGTCTGCAGCTCGTCCGCCCAGGCTCCGCTGTCGCTCATCCAGTCCCAGACGGTCTTCCCCAGCTCCTTGATGGTGTTCATGGCCCCGACCAGCCGGTTCTTCAGATTGTCGGCCGCGTTCATCACGCTCTGGAAGGTCACCGCGTCCGCGACCTGTCCCGCCGCGTCGGTGGCGTTGGCGTAATCCGTGGCGGCGTCAGCGGCGTCCCCGTAGGCGTCCGCGCTGTCCTTCAGGGAGTCCTTGCTGTCCGCCAGCGCGTCCTGCGACTTCTGCAGGTCGTTGTTCATGTTCGCCAGGGTGTAGCGGGCGTTGTTCAGCTTCTGCTCCCACTTGGCGACCTCGTCAGCGTTGTCCCCGTATTTTTCCTTCGCTTCCTTCAGGGCGTTCTGCAGGGTGGCGACAACCTTCTCCTGCTCCGCGATCTGCTTCTGCAGGCTCCGGGCCTTGACCTCGTTTTTCTGCTGGGCGCTGGCGTTGCTCCCCAGCTCCGCGCTCTCCGCCTTCAGGGCGCTCTTCAGGGTTTTCAGGTTCCGGTTGGCTTCCTTCAGCGCGGCGGAGTATTCCTTTTCTCCATCCAGGACTATTCTTTGTTTGATCTCGTCTGCCACGCCGTTCTCCTCCCTTATCGTCTCCGGCGCCTGCCGCCCATCATCCTGGCGTCATGCCGGCACCGGATAATGTACATATCCATAATCCACCCGGGCGTCATCCTCCGGGCGTCTTCATATCGGATCCCGGCGATCAGAGCGTATCCGTAGTATTCACGGACCCGCGTCTCCCGCCGGTCTACCCGTTTTTTTCGTCGTCCTCCAGCCAGGCGTCATGCTTTTCGTCGTCGGCCTCGTTCCCGCCTGTGGTCTCGCTTTTCATCCCCCTGGCGATCTCGATGATCATCCGCTGCCGGATCATCAGCTTGTTGTAGTCCTCAAAATGCAGCTTCCGCAGCGGCCGGTCGTCCACTTCCTCCGGCAGCCCTTTCTCCCATAGCGCCGTCTTCGCCATCATCACGAAAAGCTCCCGGGTTAGCTTGACCTCCGGCTTCTCGCTCCGGGCGATCCGGTCAACGATCTCCCGGACCTTCCCGTACTTCTCCTCGATCATTTCCATCGTGTACATAGAGAAGACGAGTTCATATTCCTTGTCGCCGATTTTAATGCTTTCCATTTTCCACTCCTCAGGTCGTTAAAAAAGCGGAGCGGGGGATACCCGCCCCGCTGTCAGTCTCAGGATATGCCGGCCTTACCCTTCAGCCAGGTGATGGCTGCGGCTTCGGTGGCGTTCTCCGCGTACACGTAATACGCCATCGCGCCGGCCTCGGTCAGCTGAACGGCCTCGGCCTCACCCTCCAGGGATTCGCTCTGGAATTCCAGGTTCTCGCCCTTGGTATTGAAAGACCGCTGACCCTCAGAGAACTGGACCTTATAGTACCAGTACGTCCTGTAGGTCACAGCGCCCTTGTACCGCTCTTTAAGACAGAACCCAACACCCACGTAGGGGCTGGCGTCTTCCGTCACGGTGTAGTCGTTTGTGGCTTTCACATGCCCAAGCATGCCCTCGCGCATCTCAGTCGTCAGCTTGGCCAGCTCGATGCTGAGGCTGGCGCCGTTGATGCTGTTGTCCCGGTCGATCCGCTTGTCATCAGCGTAGAAGGCCACGTCTCCGCGCTCCTCGCTCATGTCCACCCGGACGACCTTGTCCACTTCCATGGTGCCCGTGCCGTAGACCATGGCGCCGCCGGCGCCGCCGGACGTATAAGGAGCCCATGTAAGATGTTTCGCTCCAACGATCATGTCTTTACCCTCCTGTTACTTCGTTAAAAAAAGCGGATGCCTCCGCCTTCATGGCCTCAGTCACCACGCCGTCCGTATGCCGTTCGTTTCCCGTGATGAACTTGTCGCCGGTCTTGTTCCGCTTTCCCTTCCGGGTCGGGTTTCCGCCGATCCCGTGGTTTACAACGAAAGCTTTCATTGCATTTTTTACGCCCCGGCTGTCAGTACCCATCGGATAGATATTGATGCTGACTCCGCCAAAGGTTTCTTCTGCATTGGTCATCCCGACGCTGTTGAGCATGTCGCCGCTTTTAACATGATGCGAGTCCTGGATATATCCACGCATCAGCTCGCCGCATTTCGTGCCGCCGGCTTTCGCAATCCGCAGAAGTCCAACGCGCCTCATACCGATCTCGAGGTTGCTCAGCTTTTCCATGTACTCTTCGCCGATAGAGCTCAGCTTTGCCATCAGGCACCGCCTCCCTCCACGGTCAGCGTGCGCGTGATTGGCCCTGCGAAAAACACCCGGAACGTCCACTGCACTTTATCGATGTCAAAGAGGTACGCTCTTGCCGTCAGCCGGCAGTTCAGATCCAGCCAGTCATACGCGTCGTCCAGCTCGTCCAGCTTCTCCCGCACCAGGGCGGGCCACTCGTCGGAGCTTCCGTTGGTGTACATATCCACGGTGCACTGATACGCCTCGTCGATCAGGTGGCCGTCCGCGTACATCGCGACCGGCTCCATGCCCAGCGTCACCACGCCGTACTGATCCGGGGCCTTGCTCTCCCAGGCGTCCCGGGCAAATTCGATTCCGGCCAGCGTGTTCAGCTTTTCCGTGATCAGGTCCGCGACGTCAACGGTCACGGTCGTCACCGCCGGCGGGGCCGCCAGCGTCGTTTTCCGTTTAGCCATTCTCGTCGCTCCTCTCCGCGGTCAGCTCGATGCCTCCGTCCCTGGTCAGGTAGGTCCGGGCGATGCTGTACTTCAGTCCCTGGTATCTCAGATACCGCTCGTTCCGATAGTCGCCGTCGGCTGTCAGCTTAAACACGTAGCTGGGCTGGATGCCCGCGTTCAGCGCCGTGTAATACTCGCTTCTGGTCGCGCTCCGGATCTCCGCGTAGACCTGTCTCGCGGTCTCTGTGATGCTCTCATGCACCCCGTGGGCGCTCCGGGTCTCGGTGATCAGCTGGATCACGTCCGCTCTCACCATCGGCGTCACCCCCCGAAGTCCGTATACTGGTCGGCATGCATCAGCTGAACCTTTTGGAGTTCATATGCACTGGCCAGCCGGTCATAATCGTCCGGTGATCCAAAATGCATCCGGACGTAGGTGATCATGGCCATCTGGATCAGCGGGTCGGTGATATCCGTCAGATCCTCCGCGCCCGTCTCATCGTCAAAAGTGATATCCACCGTGCCGGGAATGACCACGCCCGCGATCTCCAGATCACGCGCCGCAGCGCTCAGCAGCGCCGCGATTTCCTGATCATAGGCGTCCGTGGAGATCCGCAGCGCGGCCTTAGTCTCGCTCAGCATGTCATTCACCTCGCTAATTAAGAGGGGCGGGAGCCGTCAGGCCCTCCGCCCCATGATGATTCCGTCCCCTTAGGAAGCGGCCTTGGTGAAGCGCACCAGGCCGACGCCGGTGGGCTTGCCGTCGCCCAGGGCCATGCCGCGGAAAACGGTGGAGCCGGTGCGGAACGCCACAGAGGCATCGGACTCGACTTCCACGTCCTTGGCAAAGTTCCAGACGTAGCCTTCCTTCAGGTCGCCGAAGATAATGTCGGTGCCGACGCCGTCTTCGATGATGACCGGGAAGCCGAACACGTTGTACTTCGCAGGCGCCTGAGGATCGGCGACCACAACGGGCTGCTTCTGGGTGGTGGTCACGTTAAGCACGTTGCCATAGAACGTGGCGCGGCTCATCACGAAAGCAGCATTCGGGTCGTACTCGGCAGGAAGCGCCGCGATGATGGCCAGCAGATCGGCATAGGTGATCGCGGCCTTGGTGTAGGTGCCCGCAGCGGTGATAGTGGCCAGTCCGGCGGGCTCGTTGGTACCGGTGCCGGCGGCGACCATTCCGGCCACCAGGCGGAACAGCTTATTAGCCAGCCGGTCAACCAGCCAGTTTTCGAAAGCGGGGATGGCCATGGCCTGCACGTCGGCGGTGATCTCCACGGTCTTGATCAGCTTATAGGCGCCCAGGGAAACGGGAGCCAGCGCGTCGGCGCCGTCTGTCGCGGCGGTACCCATAGCCACCACAGCGGCGGCATTGATCGTGCCTTCAACGGGCAGGATCACGTTGCCGGGGATGTGCATCACGTCGATGGCGTTCAGGATGGGATACAGCTCCATCTTGCCCCAGATCTTATTGGCGGTCTCGGTGGGGATCGCGGCGGTCGCCGTCACAGCGGCACGCTCTTCGGCGGTCAGTTCCTTACCCTGCAGATTCTTCAGGAAAGCTTCCCGGTATTCGGGAGAATTAACAGCAAAACTCATCTTTTTTACCTCCACATCAATTTTCTCGCCGTCCTTCTGGGCGGCTTCCTGGGCGCGTGCTTCTGCCTCTTCGGCATCGGCGCGCCGCTTGTCCATCTCGGCCTTGATGGCCTCCATCTCGCTGACCCTCGCTTCCAGCTCGTCGGTGCTCAAAGCGTCCCGCTTCTCTTCGCCGGTCTCAGCGGTCAGCTCCTCAAGCCGCGTCTGCAGCTCTTCGGGGTTAAGTTCGGAAAAGTCAAACATCCTTTTCCACCTCCGTCAGTTTTCTCAGCCGCTCAATCAGCGCCGTCCGGCGCTCCTGATCAGCTTCCCTGGCCCGTTCGTCCTCCGCCTGCTTCCTTGCGCTCTCCAGCGAGGCCCTCGCGCCCTCCAGCGCGGAGTCTTCGGAAGCGGCCTGCACGCTCGTGCCTTCATAAGCGGGGAAGGCCACCAAGCTAACCTCGAAGATCTTGTCGATCCCCGTGATCCGTCTCAGCGGCAGATCCTTGTCCAGGTCTGCCCAGCTTTCTTTATTCACCGTAAAAGCGAAGGACATTCCGGAAATGTCCCCGCGCTTCAACGCGGAATAAACCTCTTTCGCCCGTGGATTCTCATCCACGTCCAGCGTGGCGGTCATGGCCACGCCGTGCTCGTCCGCGGTCAGCGTCATGGTGCCGCTGCCGTTATTGCGCCGGCTGTGCGCCAGGGGAATCATGCCAAAGTCATGCCCGACCATCAGCGCCACATCCCGCAGCAGCGCGGGATCGCTCACAGCCTCCGGGTCGATCATCTCCCGGCAGAATCCACCGATCACGGTCTCCTGGTTAAAAACGATCGGATAGCCGGTGATGACCGCGCCCCGCTCCTCGTCCTGCTCGGCCCGAAGCTCAGCAGACAACCATCTGATCTCTTTCTTTCCCGTCATTCTCTTTCGCCTCCGTCTTCGCCGGTTCCAGATCCGTTATCAGCGGATCCAGAAGCATTTCCATCTCCGTCTCCGTCAACATGTCCGTCATCCTTTCCGGCGTCCTTGTCGTTCACGTTCTTGTACTCGCCCCGGATCGGTACATAAGCGCCGGCCCCGTCGGGCAGGGGAGCATAATTGAAAAGCTCCCGGATCTCGTCGATGGTCAGCACGCCCCGGTCGCCCAGCTGCTGGGCCATGCTGATCTTGGCGGTGATGTTCATGTACTGCAGCTTGTTGGCCGTGAACATGATCCGGTTGCCCAGGTTCCGCTCCCGCTCACTGAACACCATCCTGGTCAGCGCCTCGCTCAGCTTGATAGCGAAGGGCTCGATGGAACCATTGAAAAAGGCGTCCAGCTCGTCGCCGGTCGCCTCGTTGCGGATCACCTTTTCGCTGACCCCGAAGTAATTGCATACATTTTCCCGAATCAGCTTCATCTGTTCCGGATCCACGGGAATCTGCCGCTGGCTCAATTCCCGAACGTTCGTCATTTGGTTACCGAACAGCAGAAGCCCTCCGCCGCCGCTCTGGAAGTTGTTCCTGTCAAACCGCTCCCGCTCTTTCCGCAGATCCTCATCGAACACCTTGCCGGTCATCTGGGCCATAAAGCGATAGGTGGCGGCGTTCTTCACACCCTCCATGATGCCCTGGTTGACCATGTCAGCCAGTTTCATGGTCGGGGTCAGCGCACTGTTCTTCTCCCCGAAAAAGTCGTCCTGCAACTGGTGCTTAGTTACAATCGCGCACCGGTCCAGCTTCACGGCCCGAACTTGTCCATTGATAAAATGATATTTCAGGTACGGCTCGCCGCCCCGGTCCACCACCTCGCACCGGCTCGGCAGCACCGGAAAGAACCCGGTCACCTCGCCCAGGGCGCCCAAAAGCGGCACGACGAACAGGTTATTCTGCACGTCATAGATGTTAGAGCACCGCTCCAGGAACTGCGCCCAGGTATACCATGGATTGGGCGCCGTCCGGGTCGCCGTGTACAGCTTCGGCCTCGCAGCCCCCTGCATCTGATACTGCAGCTTGGCCACGTGCCGCGCCCTGGCGTCAACGGCAGCGCGCACCATGTCGCACTCGTAGATCTGGCCGCCCCAGCTGCTGAACACGGGGGAATAAGCCGTGATCGTTTCAAAACGGCTGTCCGTGGCCTGCGGAGACCGCCGCCCAAAGATCCGATCAATAAGTCCCACTTCAATCACCTCTCGTTACTCAGCTGAGCCGACATTTCCTCGTAGTAGTTATGCCGCATGCAGATTGCGTCCGACAGCGCGGCCATGCCGTCAATATGGGAGCGCGGGTTGATCTTAATCAGCCTGCGCCGGTTCGTTCCGTCCTCAAACTTCAAAGCGGCGTCCAGCATGTGAACCTTCATCAGGTCGTTGTCTCCCACGCACCGGAGCCGCCCGTCCTTGATCATGCCCTCCATGTCGATCAGCACGCCCGTCAGGTTGCTTCCCTGGCTGACAGATTCCATGTCGAAACCGTCCGCCTGCATATCCTGCACCAGATACGCCGCCGAATACCGGTCATATCCAACTTTCAGCGGCAGGATCTCATACTCGCGCTCCAGCATCCGGAACCAATCGTGGACGGCGTGATAGTCCACGGTGTTCTCGCCGCACACGGTCAGCAGCCCCCGCTCCTGGTAAATCCGATAAGGGAGGCCGTCCCGGGCCGTCGCTTTCTCAACCTTGTTCTCCGGCATAAAGAACATGACGTCAAACCAGCTGACGCCGTCCTTCTCCACCACGATCACCGCGGCGGTCAGGTCAACGGCAAGGCTCAGGTCAATCCCACCCAGGGCGTAGGAGTGCCGGAGCCCCTCCAGCGTCATGTCACCGTCGAAACATTTTCGAATATCCTGCACGTTCAGCCAGGCTTGTGAGCTGTTCTGCTTCACGCAGGCGAACTTGGTCAGGAACTCGGCTTTGTTCGCCAGCGTCTCCTCCGCCTTCGCGATTTCTTCCAGGATGTAGCTGGCGCTCACGCTGACGCCAAGGTTCGGGATGCTCTTCCGAAGCTCGCTCAGGTCGTTCCACTTGTCCAGGTTGTCGATCTGATACAAAAAAGGCAGCAGTCGCTTTTCGCGGCTGTTGCCCTGGAGAAAACCTGTGGATCTGCGGAAGAGCTCATCATAGATGCCGTCGTTGATGTAGTTCGCCGTGGTAATGCTGAGAATCATGGGCTGTTCTCTGGAGCCCAGGGCGGAGGTCATCACGGCATACTGTTTGATGCCCTGATCGCCGACCCAGGCAGCCACCTCGTCGCATACGGCCAAGTGCGGATTGAAACCGTCGCTCTTCTTCTCGCTGAACGGCACCTTTTTGATGGACGTGTTGGTGCTCTCGATGTAAATGTCCATCTTGCGCTTCTTCGTGATCTTCATCAGATCTGGCTCAGCGCTGATGCTCTGCCAGAAGTCATTAAACACAATGTCGGCCTGGTCCAGCTTCGGGGCCAGAAAGTAGCAGTCAGCGCCGCGTTCCCCGTCCGCATACGCCATATACTCGGCCACGCCGGAAGCAAGAAGACTCTTTCCGCACTTCCGGCCCATCACCACGAACACTTCGCGGTACACCCGGACGCCGTTTTCGTCCACCAGCCCAAACATGCATGATAGAAGCGCTTTCTGCCATGGCTCCAGCTTGACCAGCTGCGGAGCGAGCTTTCCCTTCGAGTGATGGCAGAAGCTCTCAAAGAACCTGATCGCCTTGTTTGCCTTCTTCTGATCGAAGAAATAAGCCTTGCTCTCAAGATCAGCTATAATCCGTTCATACAGGAGCCGGATCCAGTGGCCAACGGTGACGCTTCCGTCCTCAATCGCCTGGTAATATTTGAGGATCCAATTATCAGCTGTCGGCTTATTCATTCAGGAATTCACCCAGCTTATCTCCTGCGGGTGCCTGGGTGCCAAGCTTCCCGATAATGTCCAGCATCACGCTCAGCGTCTTGTTTGCCGTGTCATTGTATTTTGGAAGCTGACCGGCCAGCGGGTTCGCAATCGGCACAGAATCGCCGTTCACGTTCACCTTCTCGATCATCATCCCCCTGGTGGCCAGATCCTCCTCGATTTTCTGGATCATCTCCATCTGGCCAGCGTACCGCGCCGCGGCGGAAACAAACAAAACATTCTCTTTGATGCCGTACTGTTCCGCAAGCTCCATGATCTCTTCGAAAGTCATTTTCTTTTTTGCCATTTCCGCCTCACCTCCCGAAGTCCGCGGTTAAAAATGAAAAGTTCGACCCATAGAGGAAAATTCGTGAGGGCCCCCCGGAGCTGTCGGCCCCCAAAATTTTTTTCCAGACAAGGGGGGACTATAGGGTCACATGCCCCAGCTCATCGGCTCGCCATCTGGTGCCGCTGTGCTCCTGCAGATGGCAGTCCTTGCAGAGCAGCTCAAGATTCTGCCAGGACAGGCTGATAGCCGGATCGTTCAAATTCTCCGGTGTGAGCTTGACCTTGTGGTGCACCTCTTCGCCTGGGACGATCAGCCCACGCGCCAGACATCTCTCACACAATCCGCCCTTCTCTGCTATGTATCCCTTGCGAGCTCTCCTCCAGGCTCGCGTGGTGTAGAAGTATGCTATCGGATCGTTGCTCATGTCGTGCGCCTCCCTCCTCACGCGCCCCCATACAGGGCATACGCACGTCCCGCCGATGGGTGAGGAGTGTAAACCCATTGGCCCCCACAAGCAAAGCAAAAGCACCCAGCAATGTCTGAACTGGGTGCTTCTGAAATTATTAGAAGCATAGAATGTTCCCATTCATTATGCTTCTGCATGGCCCTGAGGGCCATTATAATTATATTTCATAAGTCTACTGCAAATCAATGCAAACATTCATCACCGCAGGCACACGTTATCAGGGTAGAGCCTGGACAGCTGATGCTCCCCGGATGATAGGTGGTAGAACATAGCCCGCTCTGATACGCACATCATGCGAGGGATATCACGCAGCGGGACGCCTATAATATACCGGTAGCGGAGCGCTGCTATGTCGTCAGGGTTCGATAGGGAACCAATAAGCGGGGACAACTCCGCTCGCATACTGGACAGATCAGAATACACCTCCGCGTATGCATCGTCGATCTCAGCAAGCTCTATTGCTCCGGCTTCGACCTTGCTCACATTACCGCCACCGTGCGGCATACCTGTGATTGAGGTAGTGATCTTCGTAGCCTTAGAAAACACCCTCGCTCGCTTCTCGCCGATCCGTGTTTCGATACTGATTAACGTTCGCATCTTTGTTAGATTCACCATTCCATTAACCGCCTCCGTTCAGATCTTCCTCGCCATCGCCCATGAGGTAATCCATGCTTACATGGAGCGCATGGGCGATCTGCTGCAGCTGGTAACTGTTTGGAATTCGCTGGTTCTTGAGGTAACGGCCGATAGCCTCCGGCGTGATCCCTGACGCGTCTGCCAACTTCTTCTGATTGAATCCCATCTTGGCCATGGCCTTTCTCATTCTCTCGACATCCAATCGTGTCACCGCCTTTCTCCATCAGCGCAGAACCAATCCGGCTTGTGGACGTGTATGCACATCTTTTCATTCTGCTCCGGGCTTTCGCACATATACACTACACCGCTGGCCATCCGCCAGCCATGCTTGCACTCCCGGCATCTGACAATTTCTGGTTGCTCACTCAATATAGCAAGCGTTTCGTCAAGATCGGATTTGAGAGCTTCGATCACAGATTCCTGCTCTTTAATCGTTCTGCGTAAATCTTGTATCTCAACCTTTAATTTCATTCCCACTTCACCGCCTTTTCAGTAATGCCCCATCTGCGATATATTGTCCAGTGCGGCATTGAGTGATTCAATTTCTTTTTCTTGCTCTTCCAGCAGTTCCATGATTTCGTCAATTGCTTGTTCGTAATGCCATAAATCTTCGTGCCTGAGTTGTCCAATATCTTGTTTCAGATTACTAAGCCATTTGATAGCATCTTGATTTGTCATTCCCACTTCACCGCCCTTCCGCACATCCAACAGAACTTCGGCCGAAGCCCTTCAATTGCTGGCAGAGGAGCTTTACAATGACCGCATCTTCCAAGCGTATGAATCCAGTAATTTTCATCAATCGGGCTAACAGGCTCCTGCTCTTTCAGCAGGGCAAGAGCTTCCCCCGTGCAGTCGCATTCATCAGAACGGCCTTTCATTTGCTCCTGATACACACAACCACGACAATCTGCTTCATTTGCACAATGTTCAAGCCCTTTGATAACCTTCTCCATGTCAATAGAACTTTCCATAGTTTCTCCTCAACTGTGTTATTTCTTCAATCCGCTTCTGTTGCTCCTCTATCAGTCGTTTGGCATCTATGGCGATTGATTTAATGCAGTACGAACGTTTTCTGTATGGACATTCCTTGCACGGAACCTTGTCCGCTATAAGGCACTCAAGCCCTGTTAATACTTTCTCCCTGTCAATCATCAATCTTCACCACCTGACAGAACCGAAGAATCGAATTCTCCGCAATCACACTCTCAGCGGCTTCTCTGGTCTCGAATTTCGCCGCTTTCTGGACGTCTTCCGTGTATACCACCACGGATTCCTCATGCACGGTCTGAAGCTCGCCTCCGCGCTTCTTCCGGATCTCGCCATAAGGGCCAAGCGTCCAGATCGTCCTTTTGCTCTTCTGAATCTTAACGAAGTAGACCTTTCCCTTGCCTCTGGTGTTCGCAATTACAAACAATCACATTCCCTCCAATCAGCTGACCGCCACGGTGTCCACCATCTTGGCCCCACAGTCCGGGCAGCGCTCCGGATAAATGATCTCTGGGAAAAGCGAGAAGTCCGGTTCGACCTCAGCTCCGCAGCGGGAACATTCAGCAAACTCATACAGATCGAACATGTTATAAACGTTCCACTGGGCTTTTCTCCGGAGCTTATCAAACAGTTTCAGTCTCACGAAAACACCTCCAATTGTGCTGCAGCGGGATTGAATAAGTACAATTCCCCGCCGGTCTTAGCTGCCACTCGTCGCGCTGCATCGATGTCTCTGGTTCGCCAAGCGTCATAGCAGCTCATGCTCCAATTGAACCGATGGTAAAAGTGATTCCATCCGACCAGGTACCACGGCTCACGCTTAATGATCAGGCAAGTCTTCAAGCGAATATCAACCACGCTTTTCATCACCCTCCCAATCAAAACGGCAGATCTTCGTCCGGGATATCGACCAGTTCAAAATCTTTAGCCGGATCAAATCCCGCTTCCCATCCGTAATGAATATACTCAGCCACATCATTTTTCAGTCGCTTTGTTTCCTTCTCAAACCAGAGAGGAACATAAACATCACGGTTGCCAAGATCACGGTCTTTGCAGATCTCGATCACATTGTCTGCTTGATAAAGCGGGTTTGTGGCCTTCCATTGGAAAAACTGCTGGGTGGCCTTTTTGTAGTCTTCATCTACCCGGTGGATGATGAAAACATTGTCCGCGGCATTGCTCAGATCGCCGCTGCCGCTGATGTCATCCATCCGGAGATAGCCGGAGCTCTTCCGCGGGTGGGCCACAAACAGAACGTGAATGTTCAGATTTTGAGCCATTCGTTTCAGCTCTTTCACGAATTTGGTCTGCCGAACATACAGATCCCGGTCGAGGTTCTCTACATTCATGGCCATCAGGTTATCCAGCAATACAAGGTCAAGCTTCTTTTCCTCGACGATCCGGATCAGGTGCTTTTCCATCTCTGTGAACTGGTTCCCATAATCATTGTTATAGACATACACAAATTCATCCAGCCATTGAGAGATCGCTTCAGCCGCTCCATCATTCGGATAGAAGACTTTCTCATATTGCGTCCCATGAACGTGAGCTTTTCCGGCCGCCTGAAGCGTCAGCCACTTCAGCACCTGTTTATCGATCATTTCCCCGGAGAACAGAGCGCATTTTAAACCCTGCTCTCGGCACTGGATCACCAGCTGACTCAGGATGGAAGACTTACCAGCGGACCGAAGCCCGGACAAAACCGAAACATATCCTTTTTTCAGCCCGATCATCCGATCATCAATCCCGGTGATGCCGGTCAGGATATGAGCCTCCGCCGGGACGACTCTGTTCCTGATCTCTTCGGTCGTCCGGAACACCGGCCCGATCGGTGCGTCTTCCTGCTGCGGCGAAGCCATGGCAGGCACCTCAGGCAGCTGCCCGAAGCCGGCCGGCTTGGTCAGCAGATAGTTAGGGACCGCCGGCTGGACCTCTTTCGCCTGGTATGCATCAGGCTCATAGAACTGCCGGAACTCTTTCCACCCTTTGTCAGAACATGAGGCATGAAGACATTTGAACCCCAGCTTTCCGTCTCTGGATCTGAATATGGCGGCGTCCTTGTGGGTGTGCTGCGGATTGAAAGGACAGTGGGCGAGGATCCACTTTTCTCCCTGGGCCCATGTCGTTCGGCTGGTAACTTCAACACCGTGCCGGAGAATCCAATCGTCAAGGTCAAACTGGCCGGGGTTGTAATTGTTGTAGCGTTGGGGCTGTTCCTGTTTCGGCAGCAGTCCGGCCACGGCTTCCAGCAGCGCCCTCGGTACTTCTTCGATCTTCTCCGGCACGCGGACGATCTTGCTCATTCTGTGGGGTCTGCTCTCGGTGCTTGCGCCTTTCCGGGCGACCGTGCCATACAGCTTACAGATCCGGCTCGGATTGAATGTGGTCGTGTCAATATCCATCGTGCCGTCGTCGAAAAGCATATTCAGCGCCTGAAGAACGTTTGAAATCATCTGCTTCCGTTCTTCCGTCTTGTCAATGCTGATCTTGTACAGCAGATGGGTGCCGTTCCCGCTGTGACAAACAACAGGATCATTCCATCCGCGGTTCTTCAGATACTCAAGGATCTGCTTGGCCTTCTCCCTGGAGCCTTGAAGCTCTTCCTTGCTGGAGCTGGTGCCGGCGGGCCTCTTCGGATCCACATCAATCAGCAGCCAATCATACCAGGTGATATCATTGTCCCCGACAGTAGGAGAAATGTACTCTACAAAATGATTATTGTGTTTCCGTGACAGACAAGCCTCATGAACCCGGTTGAGCGTCATATAAACGTTCGCGTTCGGCCGGATCCTCGCCGTCTTCA